ACAGTTGCTCGACGTGTGGACTTGTTACCCAGAACATAATCAAGACGCTTCTTCAGTTCATCATAGGACTTGAACTGATCGGGTGCAGTGAAGGCAGTCAATGAATACTGCTTCTTCCAGATCGCTTCCATTGCATCGTCGTCATCCAGAAGAGGACTAGGACGATCGAACTCAGAACTGTCATAGTTCCAGTAACCAGCAACTTTCTTCAGTTTAAGTTTGAAGTTAGCACCTTGCCAGAAGTCAAAGGGATTGATAGGAGTTTCATCTTCGAATTCAGGTTGCATTGCTTCCATGATCTTGTCGAAGATCTTCTTACCAAACTTATAGAGGAAAACTTTTCCTTCGTTCTGAGGATTGGCGGGATCCTTCACAACGTAGATGTTTGCGTAGAACGACAGTTTACGCTTTTGTTTACGAACAGTTTCCTTGTCTGCTTCGTTACCAGTGTTCCAGAGTTCACGATTCAGTTCACCGATAGGATCCTTACCACCGATAGTAGTCAGGGAGTTCTCGATGTACCAACCACCAGGACCTTGGAAGGCGTGTGAAAACAGTTTCACCCAAGGGAGATCTTCTCCTTCGGGAGCAGGAAGGAAACGAATAACGGCGTATCCGTTACCACTTTTGTCCATCTCTGGTTTCCACAGACGGTCATCGGCACCGCCACTGTTACCACCATTCTGTTTTTCTACTTCTTTGACCAGTTTCTGTGTCAGAGAACCAAGAGAGGATTGTTTTTTAAGGTCTGAAAAAGACATTCGTATTACCTGTGAATTTGTATTTGGCTTGTTGGTTAGGTTTGGGTGGGGGACCTAACCACCCCCGTAATATAGGACAGTCTGAGAAGGAAGTCAAGACTCCCTTAGGGACTGTTTCATGTTGTCCACGACGTTAGTCATGTTTTTGAAAACGTATGCCAAGTCAACATCAGCTGGGAAACCAAGTTGTTTTGCGGCAGTGAGGATACTATCCTTCATCTTCTTTGCTTCAGGATCATCCGACAAACTCATTCGAGCATAAAGAACCTGTTGTTTTTTCAAAAGATTCTCAAGAAGTTCTACATGTCTCAACTTCTGTTCAAGTGACATTGAGGAGAAGGTAAAAACACTTGCATAGATTTCTTCTTGTAGATCAGAGATTTCTTTCATCTCTGCTTGAACTATGTCGGACTGAAAGAAGCTCATTCTTGTTCGGTAACTTCAGTGGACTCAGATTCGGGAGCTTCTTGTTCTTTTACAGATTCAATCTGCTCAAGAATCTCAATTGCTCCGACAACTTTGAGGTACATCTCACGTCCACCTTCAAGTTGTTGCTCGAGTTCAGCTTTTTGCTTTTTTAAGTTCTCAAGCACGGTTGTGTTGTCAATTGCCATTGGTGATAATCTCCTTCAAAATGTTTCTGTATTTGAATATATCAATATGTATAAAGGAATCGTACTTGTCAATTCTCATCGATAAGAATTTCCAAACAGGATCATCCAATTTACTATCGAATTGTTTTTTGAATCCCAAAATCTTATTTAAGATGACAAGGGACTCAAGTGATAAATTTTTTGCCAAGTGTTCTTTGACAATTTGAGGGTGACGTGTTCCCTCGATTTTGAACATACCATCAAAGTCTTTATCTGAAAAGACATTTTCTATTTCTGATTTGAAAGTATAAGATAACGATTGAAGTCGTCTTTTCCAATCTGTATAATTCTGTTCTCCGTTTCTAACGATCTCACCAATCCACAAAGACTGAGGATCATCACAAGAAACAAAATTACTGACGAAAAATTCAATAACTTCACTATCATCTTTTTGTCTACTCAATTTTTCAAAAAAGAATCTGTCCTTACGTTTATAGAAGGACTCTAATGATGCACGTGACTTACCACCATAACGATGGTAATCATATTTGTCTTTGGTAAAGTGATTTTTCAATCCAAGGTATGCCTTGTATGTATCAAAGGGACTCACTTTCGGTATCATATAGGAAGTTTCGCATGAGATGTACGTTTCAAAAGATTGAGTTCTATTGCCTCAGCCTTTAGCTTCTCTTTCAAAGGTTTGGATATTAACTTAGGGATTGACTCGATGTCAATATTGTTTTTCTCACAAAACAAAACAATAGAGTCCATGTATTTCATGCCTTTGTTTTCTTTTGCGATCTTTTCAATCTCCTCAGAAAATGTTCTACTATTGTAGAATTTATTTTCAATGAGTTGATCGACACTAAGTTTATCAGCCTTTGTCATATTCTTGTAATTTGAATTCAACAAACTCGCTAATATATTCGGCGAGGAGGTTGATGTACTTTCTCTTGTCATACTGTTCATAGACTTCAACTTCTCCATTTTCACAAGACATAATAATTACAAATTTTTTGACCATAATACCAGTCATTTCATAAAGCATACATGCATATGCTGCACACTGTACAAAATAATGTTCGATCCACTTTTCTGGTTTTGGTTTCTTACTAGTCTTGAAGTCAATGATAGCAAGTTCACCCTCATACTCAGCAATACAATCGACCGTACCTGCAACTCCCAACTCTTTACTGAACAATGCTTGTTCAATAGCATGAATGTTGTCAATCTTATCAAGATCAGGTTTGGCTTGTTTAAAAAGGAACTCTGACAGTGGTTGAACTGTCGGAAGTTCCTTATTCAACATATAGTTTTCAACCAGTGTGTGCATATCTGTACCACGACTGGTTGACTTTTTGGTGATCTTATTTGCCTCGTCGTTACCAACTCTTGCTCTCCACTTACGGAAGATCTCACGATTATAATGACTGATGATAGAAGTAATAGAAACTAACTTCTGACCATCAGGAGTATCATAATATCTAACCCCATCAATCATCTCTCTGGTGAGAGTAGGGTAGTTCACTTCAACATGATTAAACATTACATACCGAGTTCAAGTTTGGCAACGATGTACTCTTTAACAAGACCACTTCTACAGATATCCTCTGCATTAAATTCTATTGTATCAAAAGAAGGCATGTTAGTCAAGATACGCATAAAGTCTGCGATGCCATTTCTTTCATTCTGTTTGGTCAAGTCGGACTGAGTTGCGTCACCACAGAACATGATCTTCGAATTCTCACCAATACGAGTGATCATCGAATCAAGTTCGTGGAAGTTCAAGTTTTGGAACTCATCGACAATTACAATGACATTATCCAATGTAGTACCACGAATGAATGAGGTACTCCAGAAAGAAATAGTTCCCTGTGCTTTGAGATTGTTATACAACATCTCAAACGAAGCATCATCAGGCATTTCGAACATGTACTTAACCATGTTCTTGTAGGGAATCTGATAAAGAGAAGACTTATCCTCATGATCACCAGGGAGGAAACCAATCTCTCTGGTAGGTACAAGGGATCTGACAATGTAGATCTTCTCGTAAGGTGTCTTGGGATCTAAGACATCAAGAAGGGCATTGTAGAGGGTAATAAAAGTCTTACCAGTACCAGCACAACCGTATGCAACAAGATTTTGTTCTAACTTATATTTCTCAAAGAAAATCTCTTGATTCTCAGTGATTGGTTCAACCTTTTTGATATAATCTAGGTTGATAGGTTTTTTACGTTTCATGACTCTATTACTCATACCAAATGGAACTGGATTTGTCGAACCAATACCCGTTTTTTTCTTTGCTGGCATACTTGATTAGTCGTAATGTTTCAGGTTAGAACCTGGTTGTTTTTTTGCTTTGGAGATTACATCCTTCCAACCTGGGTGTTTGGTATACATCTTGGAAAAGGGATCTCCCATCTCAATACCAAGACAAGGTGCATTGTCTGGAGTGTAGAAACGTTCCCAGTCTGGATTGTCTTTTAACCACTGATCCCAGTCATGAATACTCATGACCACTTCTTTGGTTTCACCAGTTTATCTATTCTTTACTGGATAAGTTGCTATAATCAATTCATTTTAATGTTGTATTTATTACCAGTCCAGAGCCTCTGAAATCACTGGAAACTGTTCCTTGAAGATTTCCTTACAAGAGTTTGCAATGTCCATGTGTTCTTTCTGTGTTCCATGTGCAGACCTTAGATCAATGTAATGCATCCACGATCTCAACGAACCAGACATATAAAGCCTAGTGGGTGTTGCAAGAGGAAGAACAAAACGAGCACATTCTTTCGCTACACCTGCTTCTAACATTTGAAGGTAAAGACTGTTTGCCGAACTGAAAAGGGTTGTCATTTGACGATTAATTCTATCAATAACCTCAGGTTCAAGATCATCAATAGAATTTTGACGATTCTTATCATCCTGACGACGCAATTCAGGAAGTTGAATATCAGTCAACAATTCAGTTGAAGCATATCTCTGACTGAACTCTTGAAAAGTGAACGAACGATGACGCAGTACTTGGGCTGCGATACCCCTTGTCGTTTCAATCTCAAGTGTCATGAATGCTTGTTCAAAAATACTCCAGTGTTGATGTTTAATACAATACTTGAGTAGTCCAGCAAACTTTTCGTTATCCTGATTATTTGGATTAGACACACGCGCACAATACGCAATGTGCTGTTCAGCATCAGGTGTGACTGATATCAGTTTTGCGTGATTCATCTTGTTTCTTTCTCAATTTACGATATTCTTTTACCTTTTGAACATACGCCAGTTCTCCTTCTGTAAAAAGTTCTGGGTGTTTAAGGATGTACTTGATTGCTTTCTTTGTTTTCATGGTTGAAATAAGCATTGAAATATGAAGTGATTCCATTACTCAACTTGTTTCCTTGTGAGATCCAAGTATCAACACACTCATAGATGTCTTGTGTAGAATATGATACTTCGTTTATACGAGCTTTCCCATACTTATTTAACAAGACTTTTAGACATTGTTCCCTGAGTTTCAATCTCTCTTCAGAGTAACGCCAATCACTATTCGTCATCTTCGAACACCTCATCGTAATCGGGAAGTGGAGGAAGGGTTTCTTCCAACCTGTCAGTGTATGCTGCAACATCAGAATACACCTCTGACTCCAATGCGTCAACCAAGAGACGGAGATTTCTGACAATTATTTTAAGTTTGTCTTTTTCCATAAAAAAAGGAGGACTATTGTCCTCCAGTCTAACAGATTATTTTATAAGTGACAAGTCACTTGTTGTAAGTATGTCCACGATAACAGAAAGTCCCGTGGGTCTCCTTTGGTTGGTGACCACAGAGTTCATAGTTGACACCACGATAAGAGGTGGCATGAATCTGTGCGTCGTGCAGTGCAGATGCTTTATTGATCTGCTTACGAATCAGATTGAGTGTGTTCATGATTTTGCTCCTGAAGAATGAGATTTTTAGGCCCCGTTCCTTCAGTCGTTTGCGGATTATGGT